TCGCGTCATTTCCATGAGGAACTACTCTAATTCTTGTTTTAAGCTCTGTGTTGTAGTGAATATCTGTACCTTTTCGAAGGGTTACATGATTGTTGTCAAATGCAAAACGAGCCAATGCTTCCATTTCAACATCTGAGTCGTCTACAGCCTCTAAAATATCTTCTGGATACTCTTTGGCATAAATAGACATATCGTGTCGTAGAACTGCTGCATCTACGTTGTTAACGTCGTAACGTAAGAACTCAGAAGCCAATGATTTTAATTTAACGAAATCCATATCACGGATCGCTAAACGAGCTTCTAATTCTAAGTCCATTTCAGCCATTTCACGTTTAGCAACCTCTTCTGGATCGTATTTGTAGAATACATTTCCTCCGTTTGCTTCGTTGTCTGGGTGAATAGACATGAAATATTGTAACTGTGTATTTTCTTTTGGGATAACCAATTTACCGTCTCCAAATACAATTGGTTCGACAATAGCAAATTCGTTTTGTTTGTCAAGGAATGGTGATGGTTGATTTCGCGCATATCGCAATGAATGCGTTACTCCATCTTTTTCTGTGTACATCAATCGTCTCTTTTCTGAGTCCTTGTGCGCGATTGAGTAAGTTAACGGTGTCTTACCGTTTGATAAGAAATAAATCTCATCTTTAGCCGTAGCTTTTTCTTTTGTCATTTTGATTTTGATTTTTAATTTAAAATAATAAAGGGAGGAATATTTCTACTCCTCCCTGAGAATTTGTTAGTCTTGGAACAACATGAAGTTGTTTGCTCCCAATGTACATAATGCTCTTTCAGACAAGAAGTCGATAGTCATTTTGTCATCACGAGTGTTGTTAGCTCCACCAGCTGAACCTGTTACCCAAGTTTTGTACTTACGGTCTTCAGTAGCTGATTTACGATAACGGATGTGTAAGAATGGACGAGAAGCGTTTTCTCCTAATACTTGGTCATAAACAGTTGTTGAACCAGCTGGAATCAAGATTCCGTTGATAGCTCCACCGTTTAATCCACCACGCAATGTAGCGTCGTTCAAGTATCTCCAATCTGACTTGTAGAAGTCATAACCACGACGGAACCCAGTGAACCCTAAGTTCAATGCCATGTCTTTGTCGTTGTCGAACATACCGTAAGATGCACCACCAGCGAACGCAGCGTTAACGTTAGCCAACATGTTATCTACATCAAATCCGAATTGACGGTTGTTGAAGATAGCATTTTCAGCGATTGCTCCTTGTTTGTCCAAACGAGCTACAACTGTATCCCAGTCACCTAATGCTGTTGGATTACCACCAGACCATACATTACCACGATTTCCTACAGCTTCAAATAAACCTTCAGATCCAGCGTTTGTCAATGGAGATTGAGGTGATAAGTAAGTCAATGCGGCAGATGTATCACCAGCCTCTTGGTGTTCGATCATCATTGTCTCTAAGTAGTCCTCGAAACGAACACGAGTGTTGCCAGATGATTTCAAGTACCACAAGTAAGTAGGTGCTGATCCTTCTGGAGCAACTTCTACCCATCCGATTTGAGCCATATCAGATCCAGACACAGAGTATGTATCTTTGATGATAACTGGTTTTGCGTCGAAGAATTCTGTTTCAGCTTCTAATGAACCATCCATTCCAGAAGTTCCTTTAGCAAATTCAGAACCGTAAACGAATGCAGTTACTGTTCCAGACGCAAATGGGTTCGCAGCTGTAGCGGAGTTTTCATAATATTTAACTGTAAAAGTACCAGGAGATGCATTACTTCCAACTGTTACAGCTGAGATTATTGCTTTTTGAGCAACTGCTAATGTATCAGATGATAATAATACAGTTTGATTTACACGGAATACACATGGTCCAGAAGCTAAAGTGAATAAGTGTCCACCATTTACACCAGATGTAAATGTAGTCGGAACTACTGAAGTGTATTTTGTATGCAAACGTCCTTCCTCTGTCCATTTGATCAAGTCAGATGAAAAAGGAATCTCTGCACTAACACCACGTAATAATGATGTTACAGATTGTTTACCGTATCGAGCGAATTCTTGTTCGTATACATCCGGCATGTATTGATTTAAGAAATCAAAATTCGTGATGTAATTGCTCGATGTCGCACTCATTTCTGAGCTTGGGGTAATGTTAACCCCTGGTGATGTTGCTAATGCTCCAGCCATTTTTGTTTTGTTTTAATTGATTAACCTTGTTTTCTAAATTTAAACGTATTAGAACTGCTTGGATTAACCGCGCTGACACGTATACCACCATTACCAGATTTCTCTGGAACATTTCTAAAGTCAACATTTTTTCCTTCTTTCTCTAACTCAGAAAGCATCATTGCTTTACCTTGTTCAATGAAGTGTTTTGCAAACTTATCTGGGTCCAATGCCGTTGCTATTGCTTTGTGGAATTCACTACCATCTCCTTTTAGTAACCCGTCTTCATCTAAGAACTTAGAAATGAATTTCGAGATGTCGTGCTGCTCTTTCATTACTTTAGCATCAGATGGCTTATATTTAAGCTTTGTATTTTCATCAATACTAAATTCGAATCCCTCGAATCCATCTGACAATAAAGCATTTGTTTTTTCAGCAAATACCCTAGATCTAGCGGCTGCTTCCTCTTGTGCTTTTTGTTGTCCAACAGAACTAGCTTTAAAAGCCGAATACGCTTCTTTCTCATCTTCCGGAATAAACGCTTCTCTTGACTCAAGAGGTGTGTTGTACTGTTCCTTTTGTTGATCGAAGTGCTTCTTTGCTTTCTTCAGTTCTTTTTTGAGTTCTAATTTCTTTTCTGTGACTGTATCCGCATCATCCATATCCTCATCGTATGAGAATTTTTTTAATTTGTACGCAATCTCGTCGTCATCCATTTCTTCTGACTGGCGATAGAAATCAGCTAGTAACTCATTTTCTGGCATTTTGTCTAAGTCTCTGTTTAATTTAACAAAGTCATCGATCCCACGACCAGTTTCTTTTTTGTATTTCAGAAAAGATTTTACATCCTCGTATGGAATTTCTTCTTGTTCGGCTACTCGCTCGATGAATAATTCGTCAAGAGTTTGAATCTCTTTTCCTTTTTTTGTTTTTATAAACGAAAGAACGTCATCCTCCGTTAACTCTTTTGCTTCTGGAATTACTTCCTTCTGCTCTTCTTCTTGTCGTTGTGCTTCTGCCGCAGCAGCCGCTTGTTCGTCAGCTAATCTTCGTTGTTCTTCTTGCTCTGCAATCAGACGTTTCTCCAATTCTACCTTCGATTCTTGTTTTGGTTCGATTGCTCGAACTACAATTTTAGGTTCTTGATTCTCTTGACCCTCCATTTTATTTAGTATTTAATTGTTACAAATTTAATTATTTTTTCGATACGCGTTATTTTGGTCCAAATGAGCTTAAATCCATTCCGTCTAAACTATCCTCGTTTGATTCGAAATTAACTGAAGGAAGATCTTTATGACGCTGTTCAATCATTTTAGATTGAGCTGTTGCTTGTAGCTTCACTCGTTCATCTTTTCTATTTTCCTTTTGATCCTCAATGCTTTTTATTTGATCAACTTCCATTCCTTTTAATTGCATGCTGTAATCGAACTCAATAGCCATCAACTCTTTTTTCAATTCAGCTTCCAATTTAAGTTTCTCCATTTCCATTGAAATCTCAGTTTGTTTAACTGATGCCTTAACTTGAGACTCCATTTGAATTTGTTGTTGCTTCATTTCAGCGGCTGCTTGTTGAGACTGCATGTTCATCTGCATTTGAATAGCAGACTGTTCATCTTCACGTTTTTGTTGAGCACGTACTTTAGCTTTCTTCTTAACTTTCAATAGTTCGTTAGCAAGCTTGATATTTTTAAGTAATCGAATATCAATAGCGTCTTCCAAGTCGATCTGATCGCGCGAAAGTGCCATCTGAATATTACCTTCAAGTTTTGATTTATCTTCTTCGTCTGGCTCTTGTTCGATATAAATACCTAGTGTGTGTAAGTATAAATCTTTGATATCCTCAAGAATAGCCATGTTGTATTTACCAACTTGCATCGCGAACTCCTCAGCGAAATCAGCGTACTCTAAAATATCAGATACACGTAAATAACACCCGTTTGCTAGTTCTTTCGTCATTTTTAAACCAGCTTTCATGATATGGTTTGTTGCAGTGTTACTGTTTAACGCTGCTAACTTCTGAACTCCTACCAATGCGTCTGGATTTGGAGTTGATCCATCACGAGCTTCATTTAGTCCGGTTACGTCGCGAATCATGTTTAAGTGGTAGTTATACGCACTGATCAATGATTGGATTTTATCGATACCGCTAGATGATGATAACTCTTGGATTGGAATCTTACCGTTATTGAATTCACCTTCTGTTGTTTGGCTGCGTCCAATTACGGAACCTGTTTGAAAATACAGATTTAACGCCTCGTTAGGATTGTAATTACCACCATTTCCAAGGTCAATATCTACTAATCCATCAGCGTCAATATAAACACCGTTTGGATTTAACTTCTGAACGATTTGCTGTAATTTCAAATGTGTCAACTGAATCTGGTTCAGATGAGGTATCATTCTATTTACAGTTGAGTCAATTTCACCCTTGTACATTCTAGGTGCATTAACCACATATTTTGACACAGCTTTCTGAGTAGCAGTCTTTGGTCTGACAAGGTTTTTCTCAATTCCCCATTTGATCAATTTATTACTACCCATTAATAGTACTCCATCGTACCAAACTTCTTTTACAACGTCTTTTCTTGCGAAATTTAGATCTCCATTTGGTTCTGGATTAAAACTTTCATCTCTTCGAATTACTCGAAGCCCTCCGTTATCAAGCATTTTCTCCTTGAATACGAAACGTTTTTCAGTCTTATAATCGAAGAAAAGCAACGTAACAAGCTCATCGTTAAATGCATCTTCTATGTATGTTCTTGCTTCTGGGAATGCATTATACCATGCCATTCCGTAATTTCTCATTTGCGCTAAATCCTCATCAGTTAAATCAGGATTGATTTTTCTTAGCTCTGTATAGTGGACAGTTTTTACTTCTCCGTGATAGAAACAATCTGAGAAATCAGGTTTTTCTGTATAGCTATGAACAAGGTTTGCCGGATCAACGTAATCAAGAACTACGCCAGCACCAGGTAAGAAAGAATGTTTAGCTGCCGCCATACCGATCGTAACCAAGTCATAATCTAGTCTTGGCTTAATTGAATCACGGTAATCGTTCATTTCAAGCAAATTGCTGATCGCTACCTCTGCTGCGATTTCAACAGATGGCTTGAATTTCAATTGCATGTACAACGAAAGCTCTTCGTCTGTTTCTGGTATTTCTTCTGGTTTGATACTATACGCATCAATACCCATTTGATCTTTTGTTAGTTTTAAGAAGTCTTTGGCTACCATGTCAGCCTCAACCATCTCTTGGAATAGATTTCTCTTCTCAGCGGTTGAAATGTCCTCTGATTGAGCTTTAATGACATACATTCTGTCATTCATTCCGTTTACTACGATGTCAACGAATTTGTTGGCTACTTTTACAATGCTCCAATCGAGGTTGATATATGACATATCCCCATTCGTTTTGAATAGGTCCTGATACATTCCGATTGGTTGCTCGCCACGAGCGTAACGTCGTCTTTTATTAAATTCAGCATAGCGATTGTAAAAGCTACATCCACCTCCATTGTTTCTAAACCACTCTCCCTCGATTGATTTAGCGACCTTCAATCCATACGCGAGAGATTTTTTTTCTTCTTCCGTTGCTGTTATTGATGGAAACGATGGACTCGTTATGATTGCTTTTAGTTCTTTTTTTTCACTCATTACTTCTTAATTTGACTGACAACGCCACTATTATCGTATCTTGCAAAATTAACATTAATTTTTGACTTTTCCGTTTCTTGCCTCATAGCTGAACCTGTTGTAGCCATGATTGCTAGACCAGAACTAATTGATGCATCAAACTTTGTTCTGTTCGTAATATCGAACTTAGCCCAGTCCTCTAATGTTCTAATGAAGTACATATCTCCAATCTCTTCTGGATCACGATACGTACCCTCTGAATCAAACCCTACATATTTCTCAACAAATGTCTCAATTCCAGATGCATGTGCTTGTATTACATCAACTGATGAGTTAGGTATACCGCCTAGTTCGAGTTCTGATTTTGATAGCTTATGAGTTGGTCTATCTGGACGATTAAGTGAATACTGTCTATATCCTCTCTCTTTAAAGTGAACTAAAAGTCGCTGCTTGTTGTTTTCTATAAGAATCGGCATTCCGTAAAATACACATGCCATCAGAACGTCCTCGAAGAATATCTCAGCAGTCTGTGTTCTGGTTACATACTCCAAGAAGAACTGATTGGTTGGTGCGTCCTTTTCCATGTGGAACTTAGTCTTACCGTGTAAAGATCCATTGGACCCAGCTCCATACACAACTCCAGAGATGTCATAAGGGTCACATCCGAATGCACCTAAATGTGAGTTGCCAGGCAGAAACTTACCAAGCCTATTCGTTTCTTTCTTATTTCTTAAATGAGCTGGTGGTAACCATGACACTAGGAATCTGCCATTCTTCTCAGGGGACCAAACTACCTCGGAGTCTTTTATGCCATCCTTCCAGTGAAAGTTTCCGCGTGTAAGGAAACGTTCTTTGATTAACCCTTCGTTATGATCGATCTGTTGGTATATCTTTGTAAGGTTGAATAACGACTGTTTTGACTCATCTCTGAACGCATGAGACTCCGTTCTAGGGAATTGTCGATAGAACTCGTTTAGTGCGTCAGAATCGCTCTTTAACGACGCTACCTCATTATTCCAATACGTGATAACTCCTATTTCAATTTTCTCACCATCGATCCCTAACACTGGTGTTTTTGGATCCTCGAACACAGGGAATCCATACTGATCGATGTAACCCTCGAAATTCCACTCCATCGGGATAAATAATGAATACAATCCGGATTTCGTCTGACCATTGGCAGAACGTTTTGATGGATCGGAGTCATAGTACATTTTCTTGTAGTTATCACCACCCTTTGATAATGCATTTGATGTTGAACCCATCATGCATTTCCCGATGATTTTACTACCTAAACGGAGACATGTCTTTCTTACGCGCCATCCATTCAATATATTGTTTGGTTTTTCTAATTTCGCAGCCTCATCTTCTACCAAGCGTTTTAATTTTTCACCATCGTATGAGTTGTTAGCGGTATTCTTCCAGTCGATTGTAGTGTCTAATGCTTCAATTTCATCAGTCTTTTCCTCGTTCATATTCTTCTTGGTAATCTTAGAGGCTGGCAATCTAAATGCAAGCTCTGTCTTTGGATTATCCATACCATCTTGAACTGGTTTGAAGAAGAACGGGTAATTTCTAACAATTGGAACTACTTTATCTGTAAACATCTTCTTAGCATCCGGTCCCGTTTTAGAACAAATACCCAATCGAGCATCATAAGAAATGGTCGCGGTATCAGCAATTTCTGCCGAACTCATGAACGAGAATCCAGAACGTCTGTTTTTCAAATAGCACATACCGAACGAACGATTGTCAGCTACACATGCTTCCCAGAAGATGAAGAATATTCTATTTGATTCACGGAAGTCAGGAAGACCAATATCAATCTTTGACCACTGTAAATACATGTAGTGAGTTCCTGTGATGTATGTCGGCACTCCTTTGTTTATAAACCAGTGACCTAACTCTCTTCGGTTGAACTCTTCCTCGATATATCCTACCCATTTGTTTTTAAAATGGTTGTCTTGACGGTTCCACTGGAATGTATCTTTTATTTTCGAAAGCTCTTTTGGGTACTCCTGTGGTATCCATCTTCCTTCAGTATTTTGAATTCCATAATCAGGCTGTAATGGGAGAGCGATTTTTAGATGGTTGATTTCAATAATTTCGCCTACGGTTCCATCCTTAGAGATAACAACCATGTCGTATTCCTTGTCGTAACCATACTCCCATTTCTTATGCTTGTTTCGATGAAACATCATTTGAGATGACACATGGTCACGCAGTGTTTGATATAGAGCGTATTTACTGTCTACTAGCATTTCTTCCAGGTATGAATGATCCTCCAGCTCCAGCCGTAATTTTTGGCTCGTCTGATTCATCAATTTTTTCTCGCTCTTTTTCAATCTTTTCAATCATGTAAAGAGCATCATCAAATGCAAGGCGTTTTGCTGCCGCAGCATTTTTCATCTTATCAGCAGATACTTCTTTTCCTTCCTTTAGCATTGCATTGCCTAGGATTGGATCTTCCAATACCTTGATTAACTCATCAATTGCCTTATCACCGGCTTTGAATAATCTATCTTTGGTTTGTTTTATAGTTTCATGCATAAGTTCTTGATTTGCATTCTATACATCTTCTGATTGTCGATTTCAAACTCATACTCCATGTCTTTCTCGAACACAACTGTGTCGCCTACTGAGAAGTTTTTGTTCTCGTGGATATACGCGATTACCCCAAGATTCTCCTCCTCATCTCCAACTCTTGCAACTGTGTGGTCTTTTCGATCGACAGGTGTTACGAATAAGTATGGATATGGTGCAGACCATTTGGATTCACAATCATTCTTGAATAGGTAAATCTGATGGTCCTCAACTAAAAATATATTGTCTTTGAAGTGATTCCAGCTATGTTTCTTGATGCCTTTAATGTCGTAGTAGATACGGAATACATTATGGTGTACAATTACGATGTGACCTTTTTTAATTGGTCCGTCGTATAGATCTGGTACTGACTCAACAACAGCAGTTCGGTTGACGTACAAGTGATCCTCGATAGAGGACGACATGACTATTTCCGTATCTGCTATTTTCTTTGTTGAATTGTATAATCTATCTTCGTATGGTTTTACTACAAAATAGTTTGGTGATCTCATAGTTCGATATCGTACTCTAAAGATGTTGGTACTGTACTGTTAATTGATTTCCATAGATGAATTTCGTCATCTGACTTTACGTGAATATCGATCTGACCGTTGATTGGATTTTTTAAAATCGTATCGATAACGGCTTTTCCTTTAATGACCTGTTGACCTACTTGGAAATGCATTGCATCCTTGTAATCTGGTCCAACAGAGATTTTTCTAATTATTGACGTTATCATCGACTTCTCCTGTTTCTGCGTTAACTCTAACGTTTTCACCGAATAGCTTTACTACTTCAGCATTAACTTCAGATTGTTCTGCTTGAACTTCTTTGTATCGTTGGATTGTTGCATCTTTCTCGATCTGTACATTTCGCTCAGTAAGGGCGATATCAGCTAGGTGCATTTTTACGTCGAAAATATTTCTGCGCGCTTGTTGGAATCTCTCCAGTAATTCTTTATCTAACTTTTTCATTTTGATTTAATTTTACACAAATATAAACAAAAAAACCCGAACACTATGAATGATCGGGTTTTGGTTCTTTTAGAAAATGGGGTTATGGGTATACTTCGATCATAAATGAAGCATTACTTAATATATCGTCTAACTGTGCTCCGGCTGAACCAGCGTCACAAGTTGAAATATCGATAGTAGAAGTTGATAGCGATTCAGCTACAATAAATGGAGCGTCACCTCCACCATAAGAGCATGTTGCTGATATGAATGTTTTATTTTCCGTAAATGCATCAGCTAGAGTTGCTACATATATCCCAGTATTTGTTCTAGTCCATACAATATCTCCAATTGTATTCTCTAATACGATTGCGGTTGGAGCAGCTGTACCAGTTTGAGTTAACAACGCTTTATACACTTTCGGTTTAACAGCAGAAACATCTGTAGTGTTCTGTGCTCCTACTTGTTCATAACGGAATACATCAAAATCACTTGATGTATATGCGTTCCCGTTTACATCAGAAATCTGATCCAGACTTACTTTTAATACACTTTGTCCATTTTCATCAATAATGTTGTATGAATCAACATCCGTTTTTTCTTTTTTAATTTGGACGTTAGATGAATTTAATTCAACTAATGAATCATTGTTTGTGTCTTCAATGATTAAAAAGGCTCCAGCCTTGTAGATTTTATATGCCATAGTTTTTAATATATTTCGATACCGATCGCAGCGTTATTAAGCACTTCATCTGCTAATGTACCATCTTCGTAAAATGTTCTAATTTCAAGTGTTTGGTTGTCATTCTTGTGTACGACAGTTATAAACGACGCAGCTAAAGCTGTTGTTGGAGTTGGTGTTATTGTCCAGAATGTCTTATTATTCAAAAAGTCAGCACACGTTAATCTATATACTCCTTCTGAGAAATGTGAAGTTACAATAGGTGATTCTAATGTGTTGCTAATTTCAATAAGCTCAGGGGCAAATCCAGATTCCTGTGAAATAAGTCCTCTGTATTTTTTTATTACACCTTCTCTAATTGACTGAATTGTAAAAACAGCAGTTGTTCCATCTGCTTGAGATCCTACGACTGTTGAGTCAGATGTAGGAGTTTCTACTTGTATGCTGTTTATCTTCATTATGCAAATATAGTTATAATTTTTCCCATTTAAGCGCAGCACTAACTAGCGCGTTGCAAATCTTGTCTTTGTAATCGATAGTCATCATTCTCTTCGTTTCTGCTTCATTTGTATGAAACCCTAGCTCGCATAAGATCGCTGGACAACGAGTTTCTTTTAATACGTAGAAATTTTCTTCAGAATCCTCATCTCCGTCTGCCGTTTGTGTGCGCCATTTGATAGAGCTTGAAAACTGAGACTGTAGTTCATCGATTGCAAGTGATGCAAATATGTCAGATTTTGTCTGACCTTTCGATGTCCACACAGAAATACCACTAGCTGGATGCCAAGTTACTCCATCTCCAGCTGCGTCTGAGTGGATTGAGATGTAGACGCACTTTCTGTCTTTCGATAGAGCGTTCGCTTTTCTTACTCTTTCTCCCAGAGATACATCAGACTCCGAATTAACAATATCAACACAATCAAGACCATTTGCTATAAATTTAGTCATTAACCTTTGTACGTTGTCACGATTGTTTACTCCTTCGAATAATACGCGCCCATCTGCGAATTTCGGAGATCGTTTTCCGGCTGTTTGATACTTACCGTTGATCAATCCTCCGTGACCTGGGTCGAAAATGTATAAGAAATTAGATGCCATCTTCTTTGATTTTTTTTCTTAGATTTAACACTCCCTTCGCAAAATCCTTAAATTTACCAAGGAAAGAATATCCTTTAATAACCACCCATGACTCATCAATCGATTGTACTTCATTCCATACGATTGCAAGTGTAACAAGTTTTGTTGATAGATTATCAATTGGGACTAGTAATTTAAATAGTCCGTCCAATGCAATGTAGTCAAGTAAATAAGTCAGGATTACAGCTAGTGCGAACATTATGACTTTGTTTACGATATACCCAATTCTGAATGTCTTTGAACTATAAGGTTTTCCGTCTTTTTTTGATCTACGAATTCCGAAGTATGTATCAACTGTTCCAACAATAACAACTGATAAAATCATCAGTTTTACAGGCATTAGGAATATGAAGACTATCTGAGCAAACGCTTTTGCAATACCAACTAAGTAGTGAAAAAAGTCGGTGATGAAGTGTATAAAATGTGTATCTGGTTTCATTTCACAAAGTTACGGAAAAAATCTTTTTCGAACGAAATATAGTAAAACCATGACTCCTAGGCAAGTACAGAATCCAGCCCAGAAATAATTCCATTCGTTTTTACCTTCTTCTTTGATTTTTTTCTTTCCTAAAGCTTTGTCTTTTTGAATGATTTTTCTATCAGTCTTTCCTTCTTGAACTGCTTTTTTTCTGTCCGTTTTTCCTTGCTGACGAACTTGCTGTCTGGTTGGTGGAATAACTACATTTGTAACCGTTACAGTGTCGTGAATAATAAAATCCTTCAAGATGTAACTCAAATCAATTTTACCTCGTCCAATTGCTTTGATATATAATCTTTCGTTGTCAACCATCGCGCTATCAAAACCAAATACTTTACCGGAATCTCCTTCGATAATTCGATCGACTACAACAGTATCTTTTTTGATAATGTTTGGGTCCTTACGCAACGCGCGAGTCATGTGGTACTCTGCGCTGCATGATGTAAGAACAAATAGTATGATGATTAGGTTTCTCATAGAACCAATGTAACGCTTCCAGATGTTAACGTGATTGATGTGAACTTCTTACCTTGATCCTTTAATGTTATCATGGCTCCAGCTTTTACAGCTGATGCTGGTGTAGAAATATAGTCATCCTTTACATCTACTCCTTTTTCGTTCAATAACTCTGATATTACAGTGTCTGCATCAATTTTAATTGCGTAAAAATCGATCTCTTTAGCCGTTGTATCGTTCACTGTAAACGTACCATTAATTGGTACTAAAATCTCATTCCATGTTCTGCTCATTTCTTCGTGCTTTTATTTTTTCCGTGTCCATTTCTGGCGCGGTTAGTTACTCTATGTTCTGCGACCATACCTCCCGATTTTGTATGGGAAGCATCTCGCTTATCTCCTTTCTTTAGACCTAGCTCCCGTCTGCCAGCATTACATTCTGCTCGGTGCTTTTTCGCTTTGTCTGTTTTATTGTATTCCGCTTGCTGCTTGAGTCGTTTCTCTCTCGCTTCTGGATGTGTCTTGTAGTACGTCGATGTCTTTCCAGCCATAACTGTATTCTTTATTTAATTTTTCTTTTCGTTCTCCACACTTGCAGTCTTCAATAATCCCAAACTCAACAGCCTTTTTAACAGCATAAGCAATACCGGTTTTTTCTGCTAAGAATTCAACTGTATCGCCTAGACCTTTGTGCTTCTTGATGACCTGGATCATTTTAGCATTTTTTGCCTTTTCGCATTTCCATCTTTTGCTTCTTCGGTCCTTCAGTTTTTTCGTGCTTTTTCATGGCAGATTTAGATGCGTATCGTTCTCCAGTTGCTTTTTCTACAATTTTCTTTTTCATGTTACAAAGATATTAATTATTCCCATACATACGTAGGTGTGAATGTCCAAGCTATAACTCCAGCGGATGGTGCAGCTCCTACTTTTTTCTTAGCGATTGCTATAAATTCTCCAGGATTTACATAAACTGGCGCGTGAGAAAAATCTACAAAAATTGTTGGAAACTGAGTCAATGCTGCGGCTGCTGACGCAACAGAAAAAGAACCAAGTGCAATTCTTCTTGGTGCTTTACTATTCGCTCCTTCACCATTTGCTAATGAAACAGCACTATGCCCAAACGCTAACGATAATTGACAATTGTATCCACCTCCAGTAAGTGCTGTCTGAATGAATGAATCAATCTTTATACCCACTAACTTTAAACGTTTACCAGTGAAATTGACAGTACCAGCTGGAACTTGATACGACATAATCACCCCGTCAGTACCAGCTACTAATGTATCAGTCTCCCACCCTTGTCCTCCTAATCCAGTACAAACAGTAGACGTTGTATTCGTCGGAACTGCTGCTGTAGGGTTCGCTGAGTTTGCGTATGACGCAAGTGATCCCATTGTACCTCCAGAAAGTCCTTGGTATGAACCAACAACTCTATTTCCCATTACACCTAGCGTATCTGCAATGTTAGCTCCACCAAGTGTAATAGTGTAATCGTTTAAGTTAAAACTTATTGCTCCAGACGCAGCTCCTCCTACGATAGCATGTCTAACTGAAAATGGTAGCGAGCCAGCCATAAATGCTTGACCTTGACCAGATGGTGTGTCTAATTTACCCTTTCTCTCTCCGTTAATCCAGAACTCTACCTCACGCTCAGTAGCCACGATAATATATTGATCTTTTCTATTGTTTGTGTAAACGTAAGGATTTGCATCTATGCTTGATATTGGGAATACACCAGTTGATGTTTCAGTTCCGTTGTAATTAATTATACCAGCTAATCCAGCTGAAGTTAACCTAAAATAAGCACCGTCTGTTGGAGCGTATGGATTCGCGATAGGTCCTAAAAATAAACCAAAGTCAATAATCGTATTTGATACTGGTTGATTAGAAAATGAACCTTCTACTTCGCAATATAATGAACATGACCCGACAAGACTAAACATTGCTCTTGTTTGGAATGTTGACCCAGTTGTTGTGGTTGTGATGTTGGAACTGTTAGTTGTCATACCAGATGCAGCCCATGTATTTGTCATTGTAGTCGGGACATATAGATGCTTGCTAGTATTTTGAGCAGTATAGTTGAATGTCTCTTGGTCTAACAACACATCTTGAGAAACTCTCAAACGATAATCCTCATCTACCTCTGGACTTTTTAGATAAGGTTCGCCAGATGTTAATCCAGCATCATTTTCCATTACAACTTTAACGGCTCCTACGTTCGATGGATTATCCTCAAAATTCTTTTCTGTAGTCGTTTCTAATCTGTACGCTGAATCTACATTCGCTTCTCCAGCTGTGTTATTTCCTCCTTTTACTACTGTTGACATATAAAATATTTTATTGTGTAAATACCACTCGCGCTATTCAATGCCGTTCCTCGAATGACAAATGACGTTGCGTTTATTATGTTTTCTATTGAAAAACTCACCCCGTTTAACGAGAAATCATCCAAGCTTGTTGCTGTGGTTTCTTGCGGAACGTATGTAAAAATCAAACTAAGTGATGTAGATATGAGTGGCTCTAATACCGTTATCTGTGCGTGATCGTTCTCTGTTCCGAAATCAATCGTTGCTGTGCCGTTTATAAGAACAGCAGATCCACCTCCAGAGACAGTAGCCCAAGTTCCATCTCCTCGTAAATAAGTCGTATTATCTGCCGTCCCACTCCCAAGATTAAACGTAGGTATTTTATCCTCTTGCGAAAAAGGTATAATTCTGCCTAGTACTTGTTTTAATGGTCGTGGAATAATACTCATATCATTTGCAAAGATAACAAAATTAGATTAAATTTGCGATAATGAAAAAGACTTCAAATCATAGGAGAACTACAGTTGTAGCAAAGACTCGGTATAAAAAGCTCGCGCTGTACGATAGATGTCTCCCAAAGAACGACTACTTAAAAAACTACCGAGTTGTAAAATACTGGGCGATGAAAAATTACGGAGTCACCGGTCCAGAACTTGAGATGTTGTACTACCTGTACGGAGAAGGATTGTTCTACAAGAGCGAATTCCTAGCGATCGATAATGTTTTCTCGTGGGATAAAAACAGATTCCAAAAACTCATGAACGATGGGTGGATTCATATCTGGAGACAGCGCAGTGGTGCAGAGGCAAATCTATACGAGCTGACATTCAAGGCGAAGAAACTAATTACCTCGATGTATAAAAAGCTAAATGGCGAGGAACCTATCCCAGAATCAGGCAGAAGAAACGTTATATTCCGTTCTAACAAATTCTCGGATAAGACCTACGCCATCGCGATTAAAAAATTCAATGAGGACTTTAGAAGACTAAAGCTAAAGAATGAAGCGGCACGAGCCTTAAAACTTCAGAATCGATCTTTATATCAAAGCCATGAGCCGAATCAAACGCAATCCGATCCCCCACCTTCAGACGATCTTTAATATCCCATCCAACTCCGCGAACCTCCCCATAGTGATATCGTTCGTTTTGTTCATCAAGGGCTGTTTCTAGCAGCCCTATTTTATTTTCTTTAACCTTTGCGGTCTCCTCTTTGATCAGTACTAAATTATTTGCTACTTCCATAGTCTCTTACATTTGTTATGATTACATCTGACATGATTAACGTTGTGGATACCGAAACAGCGTTTTTAAGCGCACTTCTGGTAACTTTGGTAGGATCAATAACCCCAAGCTTATAAAGGTTGCCATACGTGTCATTTTTCGCATCGTACCCGTAACCATCTTTTTCGCAAGCTGTGTCGATATTCAGACCTACCTCTTTGTAGTCGATTCCACCATTTTCTAAGATTTGCTTGAACGGCTCAACTGTTGCTTGCTCCATGATTTTGTACGCTGAGGTATAATCAGCATCTGGATGTTCGTGTCTTGCTTCTGGTTGAGGAACGTACTTGAATACATCGACTAGGGTTTGTCCAGCACCAGGCAACACTCCTTCCTCCAACGCAGCTCGAACTGCTAATACAGCGTCATCAACGCGGTCCTTTAATTCCTTTTGTTCGATATCAGAGTTTGCTCCAACGTGGATAACTCCAATTGATCCGGAGATGTTCGCGATACGCTCTGACACGAATTCTTTCTCTTGTGGACTCTTGTCTTCCTCGTGAAGTTGTTTTAATTCTTCGATTCGTTTATTTAGAGCTTCTTTGTTCTGTGTTTCACCAGGGATGAAAATCGTCTTATCTGCCGATATCGTAACCTTTTCCGCATATCCTAAGTCTTCATAACTGATCGATTGAACTGCGTCTCCAGAACGTGATGACATGTATTTTCCCCCAAGAGCGATCGCTAAATCTTCCATTAAGTCATCCTTGCGAATCCCCATACTTGGTGGAATGATGTTACATACCTTTAATCTTCGCTCTCGTGCATTCAATAGCAGCGTACCCATCGTTTGTACATTTAACTGTCCGATGATTAGTAAGGCTTCGTTATTCTTAACGATTGGCTCCAGAATTTTTGCGATGTGATTCACCGATGTAATCTCGTGGTCCGAAATAAGTACTTTCACTTTTTCGAATACACACTCTTGCTTGCGTTCGTCGTTGATGAATCCGCGATTAGAAAATCCTCTCGCTACTTTTACTCCGGCTGCTACGTCTGAGTATGTCTTCCAGTTATTCGAGTTTTCGACTGTTACGTATGACGCTTTTTTGTACGTGTCAGCGATTAGCTTACCGATAGTTGAATCGTTGTTAGCGGAAATGCGCGCTACAGACTCCAATGTTTTTCCTGACACTTTTTTGCTCATCTTCACTAGGTTGCTGTCGATCGTTGTTGCGATCTCTTGCATGTAGCGAGATACTGCTGTCATGTTGTTGCTTTCATCTGTGTGATCAGATGCAGCGTTCAAAAGAGCTTCTGTTAAGACGATACTCGTACTCGTTCCGTCGCCCGCCTGAGTTGCCGTATCTTGTGCAGCCTGTTTTACCATTTGCACTGCTAGGTTTTCCACTGGGTCGATGAGGTTGATATTATTAGCAACCGTCACACCATCTCTTGTAACTGTTAGCCCTCCTACGTGATTTTCGGACTCCATAACGACCGGACGACCGTATGGTCCCATTGTTGATTTGACTGCTTTAGCCAACTTCTCGATGCCTGATCTAAGTTTCTTGCGACCTTCATCGTCAAAATACAATTCTTTTACTATCATTTGATTTAATTTTTACGCGAATATAAGAAAATTATATGTTTCTAAATATAAAACGGTGAATTTTTATGATTTTATATGTTATTGCATATCATTTTTTCTATACTCTATTTCTTTCTTGATTAAGTCGATATGCCAGTCTGCACCACCGTATTCAATAACTGCTTCTAGGTAGTCGTCATCCATATCGCATATCGCGATGTACGATAATGGCTGCTTTCCGTCTTTTCCTCTTGATCCTCGCGTGGCTACTGTTCGAACTAACTCGAAATCGTCATCCGCGTAAACTGTTATCTTCGTGAAGCAATCTCCTCCGTAACGTAAGTAATCCATTCCTCCATCTACCATTGCGTTTCCGCAACTACAGAATTTACAATCGTGTCTATGATAACTAGCTACAGTGTAACCGCAGTGATTGCATTTTATTGCGTTGTATACTATTTGTCTATTCATAACTCGTCATCTTTATAATCATCTCTGTCGTGCAGAATTTCCATCAGTCTCTCTGGGGTCAGTATGTAACCTTGCAGACTTTCTATCGTACCAAACTTACCGCAGTCACTCGAAAACTCAATATGGATTCGTCCGTCCTTTTGTTCTATCTCGCATTGTAGCGTTTGATCTTCCAGTTTTTTGTATAGTAGGGTCATTCCTCCACAAATTTAATGATTCGGAAGAAGTTCGTCCAGTCTCTTCCGTTATTTTTTAGTTCTACTACAAATGAATCTCCGTGATACGGATGTGGAGCGTGGACTTTTATTACTTCATCACACTCCTCATGTGTCGGGTTATCGATCTGACGTAAGATCACTCTATCGCCCTTTTTAATGTTGTCCAGTCGATAGCAGAATAACTCGTACTCGTATCTATCGACAGCTTGCAAGTCATCAGCTTGCCGAGCTTTCTTCAGTTTGAATAATATATTGTTCATTTTTTCGTTTTTTCTACGATTTTAATAACTATAATAGTCAGTGCGCTCCATGCTACGATGAATATCGCGCTGAACTTTAACATGGGGATTAATTCTGTCATTCTGATAGTTGTTTAATTAGTTCGTCTGTTAGTTCAATAGCTTTGCTTACGAGTACCTCTTT